TTAAATCTCATTAAAACACATTATAATAGCAAAACTGAGGGTTTAAGGGGGCAGAGCCACCTTATTTATTATATTATTATAATACAAATATGACTTCTTGGGGAACTTGTTATAGTGGTTCAAATAATATTCATTTTAATTTTCCGCCAATTATGCAAGATGGACGTAATTATGCTTCATATCAACCTGAAGCAGTAATCAATCAGCGTATTCAACAACAGGAAGGTATTAAAACAAATTGGCAATATCGTCAGTATATGACGCATAATGGAATACAAATTATGGAATATAATACAATGGAAGCTTGTTATGATGTTGGACTAAACCCACATACACAAACAAATACGACACCTTCTTCAAATGTTCCATATTTATTTAGTTCATCTTTTGATACAAGTACACCTGGTTATGGTTATAGTAATAGTGATTTAAAAAATCCTTATATGAGTCGTGAACAATTGAATGCTAGAATGCTTTCACCAAGTATTCAAATACCCAATACTAATGTAGTTACACCTCCTTAAATTTTTATTTATTAAATTTTTTATGAAAATTGTATAATATTATCCATAAAAAATCAAACGATATAAAAAAGCACGCGTTGGTTTTGCGCGCTTTTTCTAAAAGCGCTAATATAGATATGAAGATATTAAGTATAGACGTTGGTATAAAAAATTTGGCATTTTGTTTATTTGATAATGATAATGATAATAAAATAACTATAAACAAATGGGATTGTATAAATGTATCTGAACAAATAGTTCAATCTTGTTCTATTTTAGATAAAAACGGTTCCAATTGTAAAAGTCCTGCAAAATTTTCAAAAGAATCCAAATGTTTTTGTTTAAAACACGCAAAAAAACAAAATTATCAAATTCCAAATGCTGATTTAAAATCATCACATATAAATAAACAAAAATTACAATCACTATATGAATTGGCTGATAAATATAATTTAAAATATGATAAACCTTGTAAAAAATGTAATTTAATAAGTGTTTTAAATAATTATTCTACAACAATGTGTTTTCAACCTATAAATAATGTAAATGCATCAAAAACTGATTTAATTACAATTGGTAAAAATATTAAAATTCGTTTTGATGAAATATTTATAAATGAAATAATTGAACAAACTATAGATTTTGTTATTATTGAAAATCAAATAAGTCCTATTGCAAATCGTATGAAAACAATACAAGGTATGATTGCACAATATTTTATTATGAATAATACAAATCAAAATATTGTATTTGTCTCATCTACAAATAAACTAAAAGGTCTTGATGAAAATGAAAATAAGGGAGAAAAAGAAAAACAAGAAAAATCTAATTATAAAGATCGTAAAAAATTAGGTATTGAGAAATGTTTAGAAATATTAAAAAATAATCAACAACATTCTGATTGGGTAACCTATTTTACAAGCCATAAAAAAAAAGATGATTTAGCAGATTCATTTTTGCAAGGTTGTGCTTTTAGAAAAAGCGCACAAAACCAGCATCATGTAGAAGCGGAGGAATAGTATATGTAAACCAGCTTAAAGACCCGCGCAAATATAATATATAAAACAACTTAAAGACCCGCGCAAATATAATATGTAAACCAGCTTAAAGACGGATTATATATTATACAAAAAAATTATTATTCTTGTAATAATAATATTGTGAATTCACTTCTTTGGATTCAAAGAAGCTCTTTTGACATACTTTTACTAAAAATATTATTATTATATTCGTAAGACTTAAAAATAAATCATATATTAATAATAATAATAATGGACGACATCATAGAATTATCCAGTTTTGATTTAAACGACAACTCTTCTAATAATTCTAGAAGTATTAATACTTCATCGGGTGGAAGTTCATCACTAAGATCTAGCAATTTTGGTGGTGGATTAGAATTATTGATGAATGATAAATTAAAAGAAAGTTCAAGTAAAGCACAAAGTGATATTAATATTGAAGATTTGAATAATTTAGAGGAAGAGTTGAATAATTTAGCAGATGAAACTATACATCTTTCTGATAGTGGATCGTCTAACTATCAACCCAAATCAGATTTATTTGGGTCAAATGGATCATCAACAACTGGAACAGCTGGTACAGAAAAACACTCAGTTCGTTTTGATAATTTTTCTGCCACAAATGAAAAAGATACCAAAACATGGGATGGGTTTGGTAAATTTAATAATGTTCCTTTGAATCCTGATCAGAAGATGGAACATAATAGTAATCAACCACAAATGACAAAAGAAGAATTATTAAGAGAAAAATTTAAATATTTGAAAAAGTTGGAAGCTTTAGAAAAAAAAGGTGTAGAGATTTCTAAAAAATATAATATGGAATCATCATTGTTAGAGATGCAAGGTGAATATGAAACTATTATGGAAGAAAAGGCTAAACAAAATTCAGTTAAATTTCAAGGAAATATGATGATGGCTATGATAAATGGTATTGAATTTTTAAATAATCGTTTTGATCCTTTTGATATAAAATTAGAAGGTTGGGGAGAACAAATTAATGAAAACATTACCGATTATGATGAGATTTTTGCTGAATTATATGAAAAATATAAATCGCGTGCTGCTATGGCACCTGAATTAAAATTATTATTTCAATTGGGTGGTAGTGGTATGATGGTTCATATGACTAATACAATGTTTAAAACATCAATGCCTGGTATGGATGATATTATGCGTCAAAATCCTGATTTAATGCGTCAATTTCAAAGTGCAGCAGTAAATAGTATGGGACAAAGTAATCCTGGTTTTGCTGGTTTTATGAATGGACTAATGGATCCAAATCAAGCAGGTGGAAGTAGTTTACCACCACCAATGGCAACACAAGGACATAATGCTCCACCACCAAGTAGAGATAGACCTGGTAATAATACTTCGTACTCTAATAATAGTAGAGGTGGTTATTCATCATCAATGAATCCTAATGATGGAATCAATATTCGGGAAAATTTTGGCGAAACAAATGAAAGAAATGAACGTAGTTCACGTAGACCTGAAATGAAAGGACCAAGTGATATTAGTGATATTTTGTCTGGTCTTAAAACAAAAACAATAAATATTCAAGAATCATCAACACCTTCATTACAAAAAAACAATAATGATAGTAGTACTATTAGTATTAGTGATTTAAAAGATTTACAAAGTGACGGAAATATGCCGAAGAAAAGTAAAAGAAGGCCAAAATCAGATAAAAATACAGTAAGTTTAGATATCTAGAAGTGTTTTTACAAAAAGCGCATTTTACCAAATGACATTTCTGGATAAATTATTTGCTGAATATTTATTCTTTTTCCAATCACCTTTGATAGATTTTGATCTAGTTAAATAATTTTTTCTTCGTTTTTTATCGTGATGTTTAGTATAATCTTCATAACCCATTTGTCCAAAATTTACCCATTTGTTATGGATTGGATCAAATATTTTATATTTTTTTACTGAATTATTTGCTGGATATAATTTTGCAGTTTTACCTAAATATTTATATGCCATATGCTGTGCTTTACGTGGATTAGAATATAAATATATTCTCTTTGGATATTTTTTTTGTTTTTGTGTTTTATTTCGGTAAGACATTATATATATAATATAGCGCTTTTAAAAAAAGCGCGCAAAACCAGCTCGGGGAATAAGATTTAGAGCAACGCGTATTTTATGTACCGATCTAAATATAATTTTATACAACAAATTAAAAATAATAAATAAATAATTTCATTCACTGATTTGGTTTTGCGCGCTTTTACTAAAAGCGCTATGTTTAAAATTGATCCAGAAAGTATTATTACTTATCAAATAAATAATAATATAAATAAACAATATGTCTCATATACCAATAAAACAAACACCAAAAACTTACATATTTGTTGATGGAAGTTACTTTTGTTTCCATCGCTTTCATTCAACATTAAATTTGTGGAAAACAAGTCATCCAGAAAATCCAATTTTAGAAAATCCAATAGAAAATGAAGAATTCGTAGAGAAATTTAAAAATAATTTCATAAAAACATTTCAAAATATACCATTAAATTTAGGTTTATGTGAATCAATAGATAATCCAATAATGTTTGTAGGTCGTGATTGTAAACGTAAAGATATTTGGAGAATGTCTATTTTAAATGAATATAAAGGAACAAGAAATAAAAAACATAGTATAGGTGTGGGGGATTTCTTTAAATTGGTTTATGAAGAAAAACTATTTGAGGTTGGAGGGGCTAAAGATATATTTGCACATCCCAAATTAGAAGCAGACGATTGTATTGCTCTTTGTGTTAATTATTTATTGGAGAAAGATGATAGGAATAATGATATAAATGGAGAAAAAGGTTGTCGTATATTTATTATAACAAGTGACAAGGATTATTTACAATTGGCAGAACCTAGAGTGAAAATATTTGATTTGTCCTTTAAAAATTTAGAAGATCAAAAGAGTAGTTTTGGTGATGCAAAAGCAAATTTATTTTGTAAAATTGTAATGGGTGATATTAGTGATAATATTAAATCTGTATTGAAAAAATGTGGACCAAAAACTGTAAAAAAATATTTTCTTAATAAAGAGTTATTTGAAGAAGCTTTGAAAAATGAACAAGCATATGATAGATACGAACAAAATAAAACTC